AGCCGTCCATAGCAATAGTTGTATCGCCTACAGCGTGAACGCCGTTTACTAAAACTGATCCTGTTTCATTTCCTTTTGCATTAAAAGTTGTTGGTAATGTAATTGTAAAACTTTCTTTAGATGATCTTTGTTTTAAAATAAAAGCCATTACGTCTGCAAAATCAGATCGTGTTTGAGGAGGATAAGATAATTGCAATCTCCATTTTTGCCCGTCAATTTGTCTAACAAATCTTTTACCTGAAATAGAATTATTAATTAATGTTTTTTGTTCACTAGAAATTTTTATACTTGTAAAAGTTGTATCTGGTAAAGCCCCGCTCATGCTAACGCTCCTTTGCCTTGTTGACGTAATGCGTCATTAACTAAATTAACTATTAATCCTCGTCTATTAACTAACAAATTATCAAAGCCGTTAGCGTCTGCTGTTTCTACATTTATATTAACAGTTGTATTACCGCCCATACCTCCAAGTTTATCATTTGGAATTACAGAGCTTGTTCTATTAGGTATAATTAATTCAGCTCCTTTTTCGCCAACCACATAAGGCTTGCCCGCTTGCGCTGTTCCTCCCTGAGCTAAGAACCCACCAAAAAACCCTCCTATGCCTGTCATAGCTAAGGCTTTTTTAAAGGCAAAGACAACTGCCATTTTAGTTGCTACTGCTACTAAGTCTGCAATTACTGATCTTGCAAAATCTTGAAATTGAAATTTACCTGTTTTTACAAAATCTGATATTGCTGTTTCAAAATTTTTAAATGCTCTTTTACCAACCTGTTCAAATTGTGTTAAAACATCTAAACTATCTGTAACTGTACTTGTAAAACCTTTTTTAAAACCTGTAAAAGCATCACCAAATAATATCTTAAATCTATCAGCTAAAGTTAACGCCGCGCCTGATACTGAATCTACGCCTGTTGCTAAATCGTTTGCCTCATCTTTAGTTGCAACCATCATAGCTTGTATTTCAAGCATAAGTATTTGTAATTCTGATGTATCTAAACGACCAAACCGAATCTGCTCAAATTGTTTGTTAAATTCATCAACGCCTTCTTTAACTAAAACACCTAAACCACCAATGAGTTGACCTAAGTTAGCAAAAAATTCTGTTATATGAATTAAATTATTTGTAAAAATTTCAAGCGCTTGCACGCCTTGTATTGCAAAGTCAATAATGCCTCTTGCTCCCGCTAATGCAAATTCTTCAATGCCTCCTTGCGTTTCTCTTACAGCGTCTAATAATTTATTTCTTAAAGCCTCAGTAATTCTTGTTAAAGCGGGTGCTAATGCTCCTACTATGTTATCGCGCAAACCTGTAAACGTAAATTGAAGTCTAGTTATACTGTCGTTAAAATTTTCAACACCTTTTATTGTTTGTCTGCTTAAATTATTACCAAATAATTCTGCCTCCTCGCGAAACTTTTGCATTTGTTTACTACCGCCTTCTAATGCGGGTAGTAATTCGGTAGCGCGACCACCTAACAATTTATATGCAATAGCGGTTTTCATTGTGCCGTCAGGTAGTTCTTCTAACTTGTCAGCAATTAAACCCATGATAGCCATAGTATCATTTTGTATTGGTAATAAATCTGCTTGCGAAATTCCTAATGCCTTAAATCCATCTAATGCCTCACCTGTACCTTTAACAAGGAAATCAAAAACTCCTTTAGATACTTGCCTAGACGCTTTAGCAAATGTTTGCAATTCTACGCCCCCAATAGCTGAGGCAAGACGCATGGCTTGTAAATCTTTCGTGGCTATACCAAGTACCTTAGACATTTTACCTAAGTTATCTATAGAGCTTAAAGATTGTTTAATTAATAAACCAATACCCGCAATACCAACTAAACCAACTAAGGCTGTTTTAAAACTAAAGACCGCTTTTGTTACACCTTTTAAAGATCGACCAAGTAAAGCAAATGCTTTCTTAGTTTTATCCATAGCGGTAATCTTAAAACTTAAACCTTTACTTGCGACCATGTTTTAAATTCTCTCTTTTTTGTTTTTTATCTAAATACGAAAAGTAACCTAACCAAAGATTAAACTCCTCGTCTGTTATGTCTAATATTTCGCCTACTGTTTTATGTAAGCGATCCGCTAAGGCTATAATGTTTTGTGTAAACGGATCGCTATTTATTTTTTTTCAAATTCGTCAGGGCTAGTACCCTCTATAATTCTAGAGCCAATTTCTAAAACTATATCAGAATCATAACGGGTCATAAAATCAGGTTCATCAAATTGATCCCAAATCTTTTTATACTCGTCCCCGTCTTTCTCATGTGATTTTAATATGATTGCATAAACCATAGCTTTAAATTCGCTTTTTTGATAACGCTTATATAGTTGCTCTTTTTCTCCAAGAGTAAAAGGTTTAAAATAAAGAGTAATTGGTTTTCCTTCTTTATCTTTCCATTTATCAACTGTTATGTGTTGCCATTTTTTTGAAATTGTTGCGAATTGTTGAACTGCTATATCTTTAATCGACATAAAATCCTTACTATTTTATTATACTGTTGTTCGAGTTAAAACGCCTGTCCCTTGTAACGTAAATGATGTTTTAATTAAATCATCTAATGTTACACTAGAACCTTCACCTGTTACTATTGCGCTACCGCTCCAATAATAATCGCCTGAGTCTGCTCCCTCAGGATATAATTTTAATGCAACTGTTGATCCAACTGTTAAAGCTAATTGCCCACTTGAATCTGTTTCATCAAAGTTAGCCTCTATACTTGCGGTAAAACTTGTTCTGCCCGCCATATATTGTCTAGCTGTTGATCCTAAATTTGAACTTTCTATTACGTCCCCTGTAGTGTCTAAAGAAAAACCCGTTACACTACCAACCGCATTAGTTCCAAGTTTTACTAAACCCGCTTGCCCTGTATGATTTGCCATAATTATTTACTCCTTTTTATGGTTTGTTAATTTTATTATCGTCTTTTTTTGGTTGTGCTGAATTCTCTTTTAATTTCCAACCTTGCTTAATGAGGTTATCAACTTCATAATCAAAAACCTCTTTCTCAGTACCGCCTTTAGGCGACACTAAAACTTTTCTTTTTGTACTCATAATATTTATTTCCTATACTGCTGTTTCAACATCATTTTCTTTAACAAAATAAGATATGATATAAGTTATAGTCATAACACCCGCTTTAGATTGCCCGTCAGAATTAAAATCTGTGTCAATACTATCTAAGCGTACATCTTTAGCGTTGCCGTTCATAGTTAAGTCACCACTAATTGCCTCCTCAACTTCTTTTGCAATCGTATCAAATGTATCTTCTAAATTAATTGTTGCTTTCGCGTGCGCCTCAATAACTATGCTTAAATCTCTGCGCTGTGTTCTATTTGGTTTTAAATCTTCGTATTCTATATCTTCATCACGCGCATAAACAATTAATGCGGGTAATTCTGCTGACGTTAAAGGGTAAATTCTTGTATCAAAAACTTTTGTTCCTGTTGTTGTTAAACCTGTAATATCTGTAACTATGCGCTCTCTTATTGTTTGCCTAACGTGTGCCATTTATACCTCAATAATTAATTCTGTCATTCCCGTTCCGTCAGGTCGTATTTCTCTAATTTTATATCCAACAGAATCTATTGTTATTGTATCGCCAAAACTAGCACCTGATAAATCACTTGATCGACAAATAAAACGGGTCAACGTATAACCAATGCCCGCCTCTAATCCGCCGTCACTTTCAACAAATTCATTTTCTAATATGCCTGAAATACTAGAACTATTAAATGTAGCTACTGTACCAAAATCATTTTCATTTATATAAACTGATAAATCGGTTGCACTTTCAACACCCATTATTTTATTCCTCTATTTCTAATATTTCTTTTATAACTGACAATTCTTTTTCTAATTCTTTAATTTTTTTTTCTAGTTCTTCTATTGTCGTCATTATCTTTTTTTAATTTTTGTTTTTAAATCTTTTTCTCTAACTTCTGGTTTATTATTTTCTGTAAAAATTTCTGCTTTACCCATACCCATTAATTGTAATGCTAAATTATTTTCTACGTCAATTACATCACCTGGATTCTGATGTACGCTTTTAATAGCAACACCTTTAACTATTTTTATTTTCATTTTGTATTTCCTTGTTTATAAATTTAAGCAGCTCAGGTTTTAATAAAATTTCTGTAATGCCATTACTCATAGCATTTACTATTTGCTCCTCGTTTGAATTTTGATCTAAGCCGTACGCGTAATAAATGGCGTGCATGAGCTCATGTAAAATAATATTTATACTTTGAGCTCCTTTGCCATTGGCTAAACTTTTATCGAGTATAATTTTATTATCTCGTGATAAGTATGCTCCCTGATATTCTTCGTTAATAATATCACTATCAACTAATTTTATTTTTAACTTAAAATGTCCTAATTGAAGAATATGAGGCAACATATTAAAATTTTTTCCTCCTAATTTAAACGCTGAGAGGGTTAAAGGGTTGGGGGTGTATGTTTACACCCCCTATAAAAACCCCTAGAGTTATTGATTAGCCAATTAAGTCTAAACAAGCTCCGAATGATTGTGCGTGTCTAACCGCAATATCAACATCATAGAATGACGCAATTCTAGTCGCGCCTGTTGTTGATAGTGAATACGGATCAACCATAACATCTAAGTTACCAAATTCACCTATGACAAGATCATTGAAATTACCAAAGATTAATGGTGAACTTGCTGACTGGTTTCCTTTTGTAAGGTTATCAGGCAACTGAGTTGTGCTGTATAGGTTGTAACCCATAAGATCATTTTGAACATTCATAATCATTACAGAATCAGTTGACGCAACTTTTGCTGTTTGCATCATCTTCGCAACAATTTTTGGAGTAGTAAACCAATTTAATGCTCCTAAGTCTGCTGAATCAGTTGCTACAGTTTCCCAAGTTTCAACAACGCTCGCCCAAGTTGGCGCGCCTCCGTTAGTAGCGATTGCGTGTGAACCAATGCCTGTGGTTGCTGTAATACCTGTAGGTTGATTTGATGAACCTGTACCAACGAGCGCCGCCTTATCAACTGCACTTGCTAAAGATGTAACAACATCTTTTCTTACAATCGCATCAATGTTTGGTGTTGCTTGGTGCATTAAATGTCTAGATATATCGACATAGGCACTTACAGTTTTAGGGGCTAAACTGACTTGACGATAAGTAGGAGCGCCCTCAGTTGGTGCGCCGTTTTCTGCAACCCAATAAGCTGTAGTTGCCGCGTTCATTGCAGGAATTGCAACGTCCCCAATAAGACCTGACAATACAGTTGCACCCGCTTGTCTAACAAATGATCTAGAACGTAAAGCCTCAATAAAGTTGCCCGCTAATAAATCAGTTGCAACTAAATTTCCGCCCGCTGTTGCTGAACCTTGCGTTAAGTCCCTTTTATTCCAAGAAATATCACTTGGTATAAATAAGCCTCTAGCTTGTTTACCACTTTGTTTTGAAATTTGATCTGATAATTCTTTTTCAAAACCCGCCTCAGACCAATCGCCTGTAGCCATAGCTTTAATGCCTCTAGCAAAAGAATATTGTCTTTCTTCTTTTTTTGTTAAACCTACTTCATCAGTTGGTTTATCTAAAGGTTTAGAATTACCAATAGCATTTAAAACTTGTCCTCTAAATTCTGCTAATGACACGCCGTCATTAACTGCTTTATCAGATAGCTCTTTTTGTTGGTGTCTTGCGCCTAAGTCTTGGATATCTCGGATTCTTTTAGTTTCTTCCGATCTTGCCTGAGCTTGCACGCTTGCAACATCAACTTTAGGAGTATCTTTTATTTCTATGTTTTCGTTTTCCATAGTTTTAGTCCTCTCTTGTTGTTGAGTTATTATTACTTTGTTTGTTTCATCATTTGCCCTACCAATCCCAACGCTTGCGCTTTGATCTGCGGGTATTGAAACAACGCTTATTTCTAAAGGCGACCAATCGCGAACTATAAAAGTATCCCTCTTTTCTTTACTCTTAGATTGTCTTTCCATTTTGTTAATTTGGTAGCCCACAGAAATATTACTGCGAATTCCGTCCTTAACGTCTTGATAAATTTCATTAGCCAATTCACTTTTCCCAAAGCGAACAACAGCACGCCCAACGCGGTCTGTATCTATGCTAACTCTTTCTATCACTCCGATTTGTTTGGTCATGTCGTGATCTAATAATAAAGGCGATCGTCCACTATCCATAAAATCGGTATCTACTGAACTCCTAGCATGATCTAAAACCTCAAAGCCAAAACTACGCTCAACGGGTTCTTCACTACTAAAAGCTAAATCTACTGTTCTATTTTCGTCATTTATTTTTCTACTTGTTGCTAATCTAAATTGTTTTTCTAAATTAGTTTCACTAAGTCCTGATAAATCAATATTGCGTTCTATTATTTTTTCTTCTTCTTTAACGCTTATGTCTTTTTTATCTTCGTCATCATCATATGATTGTTCAGCAATAGTTTCAGCTACTTGCGATTTGCCAAATTTAATTGTAACCGATTCATCATCTTCAACAATTTCTTGAATATGTCTTGACGATTTATCTTTTTCTTCAACTTGTTTCTTCGTCATTTTCTTGTTCCTCATTATTGTTTGTTCTTGCCCCAAATGGTTCAAATTGAATTTGTATATCGTATTCTTTAGCTAGTTCTTTTTCTCGCTGAATAGATTCAAATAATGTTTCAACGTCCCGTCCATAATTAGACGCAACATCTTGCATAGAAATAAAACCCATTTGTATTGCCTCTTTTTGTGCTTGCACTTCTTTTAATGGATCAATCCAAGTAAAAGATCGAGGAAACCAAACAGGTCTATTAAATTTTAAATACTTGCTTGCGGGTAAAGGTACACCGCTTGAACCTGATAACGCGCCTTTAAGTAAAGCCATATCGAGCCAAGTAGAAAAAACTTTAGTATGAAACATAGAAATAATACGGCTTTGTTCTAAGTGGTAAAAGTCGCGTTCTTCTAATGCTCCTTGTCGTAAACTAGAATAATTTACACTCTCTAAGTCACTTGCTAATGAGTTATAAGAAACACCTAATGAACAAGCTATTGAACGTAAAATTGTTTTAGTAAAATCGGTAAAGGCACTTGACGGGTGTTGCGGATCAAATGTTTTAAAATCTACACCTTGCGGTAATTGTTCAAATGTTCCCGCCTCCGCGTTCATTACCATATTGTTTGTATTTACTGTATCTTCTCCAACGTATTCGTCCCCTGTAGCTGAGGTAAAGAAACCCATTTTACTTGCGCTTACTCTACTTGCTACTAACTCAGCCTCTAAATACCCGTCTAACATTTTAAGATTAGTCATAGCGGGCGTTAAAGGTGGTATGCCTCGTGTTTGATTTGGGAATTGATGATTGTAAAAATGAATTATTTCTTCGGCGGGTATAATATTATAATCATCTGTGCTATGCGTATTAAAACCATTTTTATTAGGGT